GGCCGCGCGGTAGTCGATCCCGTCAATCCGGTGGTTCTTCAGCTTCATGGATGCCCTCGCCGAGGGGCATCAGCGCCCCGTTATCAGGGGCAGAATGGCGGGTGAAAGGCCTTAAAAAACATCCGCAACGGTTTGCGGATCAAAACAGCTTGAGTTGCCGGGGATCGAATTTCGGCGGGGAGCGCCGCACCCCCTTGCGCTGAAACCAGCCCCGCACGGTGGCATCGGTCACATGCAGGCGGCGGGCGATCTCCGCCGTGGCCATGCCCTCGCGCCGCATGCAGACCGCAAGCCAGGGCTTGGCGGTCGGCACCCGCAGCTTCTGGCCCGAACTCATCATCCGGCTCAACGCCTGGGCAAGCGCCAGCGTCCGGTCCTGACCGAGTCGCTGGACGATCAGCGAGCGGCTTCTGGGGCTGGCGGGCAGATAGACCTCGGCCCCGCCGAATTCGAGCAGGAAGGCCATCGCCTCCTTTTCGCCCAGCACATCGACATAGGGCTGCACATGCGCCGGGGCACGGGGCGCGCGGAACCCATCCTCCCATTCCGCATCCCCGGTCATGGTTCGGTCCTGAACTTGCCGATCTCGTTGCCCCAGACATCGTGGCCGGGCCACCGTTCGCGGGCAAAGAGTTCGCAGCAGAAGCTCCACGGCAGTATACGCTCGATCATCTCGCGCATCTGAGGCGGCTTGCGGCTGTGTTCGCGCCGCACGGCCTCAATGGCGTCTGGTATGTCCTCATGGACGATCACATTGCGTTCCGATCTGGAAATCGGTTCCGGCCTGCCGATCTTACCGACCAGAAACGGTTCACTGGCCGATCGCAGCACATAGCCCGTGCCGAAGGCCAGACCGCCTTTCGCACCGCGCTTGATCCATGCGCCGCCCGTCACGAAGCTGAAGCCCCAGCTGTCCAGCACATTCATGGCCTGCGGAAGATGCGGCCAGGTGGACCACAGAAACAGGTAGCAATCCGGCCCGGCAAGATCCCGCACCGGCAGGGCCTTGATCTCTTCAAGCGGCATGGTGGCGTAATGGGCCTCAGGGGATTTCGCGTGGCCCTTTTCGCTGCGCATGACATAGGCCCAGGGCGGATCCGCGAGGATCGCGCCATAGCGCATCGGGGTCAGCGTCTCGAAGGGCCAATGTTCCATCACAGGCCCCCGCGAATGATGGTGCCGAGGGTATTGCTGACCTTGCGCCAGTCGGCGCTGCCCAGCTGGTCCAGCGTCGGGCGCTGGCCCACCACCGCGAACACCTTTGCACGGAATGCGGTCTGATCACTCAGCGAGGATCCGGGGTAGAGGTGGCACCACTGCGCCCAGGCAATCTTCGCGCCATGATCTCGCAGCCAGTCGTAACCGTTGGTATTGCCCCACATCACGCCGCGTTCCCGGCGCAGCCAGTCCTTCAGCGCCTCGACCGCCTTGTCGGCCAGTACCGGGTCGCGCAGCCAGTTCGGGTGATCGATCCTGCACTGCCGTTTGACGAAGCTGACCAGTGCCGCGTCCTGACGATCACGCACCAGCCCGAGGTTCCACCCGGAAATCCAGAGCGCCTGCAATTTCTTGGCATAAGGCCCGTCCAGTTGGCGGCGCGGCGTCCTGTCCTTCAGGCCGAGCCGTCGCAGTTCCTCGACAACCTGATCCTTCTCGCCGGGCGACATTTCCCGAAGGCGGCGCTTGCCCGTCACCCGCTCGAACAGATCGCGTCGATCATCTTCCTCCGCAATGCCAAGGGCGCGGATCCCGGCATAGATGGTCTTCACGGAGCTCATGAGTGGTTCTCCCCTCTGAAATACTCGGGGCGGCTCGCAATTTCGGCCGCGATGAAATCCTCGGCAAAAAGCGGAAACCGCTTTTCCATGCGCTTGCGGAGGTTCTGTTTACGGACTCGGGCGCGCGCCTCCTGGCTCCAGCGCCGGATCGGCCGTTGTTCGATGCATTCCCAGCCGATGGTCCAGCCGCTGCCCGGTGCAAACTCGCTACCGGCGCCGATGACCTGTGTGATTTCCTCAGGGATCGGGTGCGGGCTGTCACACAGGACCGCCATGGCGATGCGCGGCTTCCCGTCCGGCGGGGACGTGCGGGGATTTCCCCAGAACAGCCTGCATCGCCACTTCGCGCCCATGGTCAGAACGCGAATGCGAAGGAAACGCGCCCTACGATCACCTCATAGGCGTTGTCCTCGATATCGCCGCTCGCGACATCCTCGACATGGTGTTCGATCTGATCGGCCAGTTCGCGGAGGTATTGAGCAACGATAGCCTTCGCCTCGACTTCGGTCTTGCCAAAGCAAGGGCTGTCACCCTCGATCTTGATGCTGACATTTACATGCATAGTCATTCCTCCCCATTGCGCCGCGCCAGATGCACGGCATGGTCAAAACCTTGGTGCCATGCGCGAGAGGCATTCCCGGAACCCTTCCCAAGGAAGTCGGGGCCACCAGCGCTTCTTGCCTCGCGGCTGGTGGCCTGTCGGGCGACGTCCGGCACTTGCCGCGCGGCCGCCATTCCTGCCTCAAAATCCTGCCAGTCGATCATCATGTGCTATCTCCCGGTTTGGGCAGCGCGAGCGGCGGCGGTGGCAGGGCCAGCACCTTCTGTTTTGCTGCCTTGGGTTTCGGTTGGGGCTTCGGCTTTTCGCGCTGGCCCTTCTGGACATCGCGCAGCTTCTCCAGCGCGAAGCCGAGTTCGAACATGCTGGAGGTTTCCAGCGTGATGCGGATCGTGCCTTTGGTGCCGTTGGTCGAGGACGAGAAAGATTTCAGCCGGAGCTTTTCGTCATGGCTGCCGAAGAGGTAGAAGGTCATGGCCGAACCCTCGCTTCCGGGGTCCAGCTGATCAGAACTCCGACGAACTCGACCAGATCGTCACCGTGTTGTGCCGCCCAGAACTTAGACATATCCGCGATGCTGCCGAAGCCATCCGCAACGGCAAAGCTGTCCAGATTATCGACGGGCTGGCGATCAACAATGACGCTGTAAATTAGACCCTCCCTGTCGAAAGCGAGCCGGATTCGCTCGACTGAGGTGCAGAGCGGGTCCGGGATGATTTTCTGGCAGGATCTGGTGCGCATCCCGACATAGAGCTGGAGGGCTTCGCCAGGGCGGGCATGGCGGCGGCGATGCGCCCGGATCGTTTGACATTTGGTGCCATCCTCGATCCGGGGCGCAAAGCGGCGCTGGAAGGAATAGGCAACCATCACGCCCCCTCCGCCTTGGATTTGGCAATTTCGATATCAACTGCCGCATCAAGGTCGATACCGGACAGGACGACGTTGTCCGGCGTTTGCCCAGCGAACACGCCACCCCGCTTGATCGCATCGAGATCACGGCACCGCAGAAAGTCGTAACGCGCTGCATCACGATGCAGAGAATGGTATCGGGCAGGCGGGGTCTCCATCCCGAAATGGGCATTGCGCGCCGCGAGCGCCAAGCAATCTCGAAGCACTTCAACAGCTTCAGTTGCCGACAAGCCTTCGTGCATTGCCTCGACCACCAGATGGCCGATATCGACGGAAAGACGGTATTGCAGCGATGAGAACATGGTCATGCCCCCGCAAGATCGATGGTCAGCATCTTCCAGGCGGCGTCATGGGCATCGCGATGGCCGAACCGCAGATAGCTTTTCGAGCCAATGGTGTGCATCGCGTTGCGGATGGCGCGCTGGCCCTCCTGGAACTCGGGGTCAGGATCTTCGACATTCAGCAGCACAAAGACATTGGCCCGGTTGATCTTGCCTTCCTTGTCGGTGTCGAAAGCGTTGGTAATGATCGAGCGGATCAGGGGATCGGCACCGGCGGCCCGGGCATTCAGCACCTTGTCGAAGATCGCCTTCGCGACCTGCATTTCCGGGCCGTAGACGATCAGGTCAGCAATGCGGACCTCAATCTTCATCAGCCCGTCAAAGGTCGAATAGGTGCGGTTGCCCTTCACCCCGCCGACCTTCATGCCGTATTCCTGCATCATCAGGGCATCCAGCTCGCCAAGATCCTCATAGACATGGCCCTTGAACCGGCTGATCTGATCCGAGAGAGCGAAGGCAAAGCCGAAGACCTTGCGGACCATCTCGTCCTGCAATTTCTTCATCGGCGGGATGTTTTCGAGGGCGCGCAACCCGCCCTTGCCGTCGGCCATATACTGGTTGCCGTTAGCCTCAATGATGCCGGTCGGCACAGGGTACGGCTCGAACCGGGTGTTATGGACGGTCATGTCAGTTCCTCTCAACGATAAGCCGCTCGGGCGGCGTGATCTGGTGGGGCGGGATGGCGACGAGGCCGAGGATGACCAGCGCGAGCGCCATGGCCTCGATCTCGTCGAGGCTCAGCAGGGTCAGGCCGCGCGGGCCGTAGAGGTCGATCCGGCCAAGCGCGCGCCCGGCGGTGATCAGGACATCGCGGTCAGTGGCGGCATCAGGCATGGCGACCTCCGACAACACGCAAGACCGGGCGGCAGCGGCCATCACAAAGCCGGTCACGGGCCTCGCGGATCAGATCCGTGAATTCCTGACCCAGCCGGACCAGCTCGAAATCCGATTCCGATGTCTGAGCCGGATGCTGACGCGCCAGCAGCACGGCGGCGGAAACCAGCACCACCGCGCCCAGCTCGTCGCGGCCGTTGGAACTGGTCAGCGACCGGAACAGCCCATAGGAATCGTCCGACCAGTCAAAGCCGTCGACCTGTTCGAACAGCGTCCGGGCCATCATGCAGCCCTCCGGGCGTTCCGGCCGCCGAACAGCAGCCAGTCGGCCGAGACGTTGAGGCCCTGCGACAGCTGGGCCAGCGCCTTGGTGCCCGGCAGATTTTGCCCGTAAGCATAGCACTCCAGCGAGGCCAGCGGCATGGCGCAGGCCAGCGCCACGCGCGGCAAGGGCATGCCGGTGATCGAGATCGCCAGTTGCAGCCGTTCATGGAAAGCTGCGGCATCGAACCGTTGCAGGCTCATGGCGTCATCCTTTCTCGTTGCGCGGGCAGCTGTTGCAGGCCCTGTGCATGCGCGCCCGGTGATTGCTGGTCGGAATGAAGGTGCGGGCCTTGCGCTGCCATGTCTGGCAGGTGGTGGTCGGAATGCTGCCCATGACCGGACAGGTCACTTTGGCGCCCATCCAGGCACCACGCACCGCCTCCTCGATGGCGGCAAGGTTGCCCCTGTAGCGGTTGCGCAAAAGCTGGCTGACCATCCCGGCCGAGTAGCCGATCCGTGCCCCAACCTCGCGCTGCGTCATGTCGGCGCATTTGTTGGCCAGCACCTCGACCCAGTCGGGCAGCGGTTTCGGCCAGTGCGCGCGGGCGATGTCGAGCGGTGTCGTCATGCCTGACCCGCCTTCTGATAGACCCGCTGTGTATTGGGGTCATAAACCTGCTTTACGCGCTGGATCATCGGCGGCTTCGGGCCGTCATTGCGGATCAGCCGGTAGACCGCCAGCTGCCCCTTGCCGGGATTGGCCCGCTGCAGAACCCGCAGGAACCCGGTGGCGAACAGCATCGCGCAATAGGATTTCGCGGTGTTTTCCGTCACGGTGATCGTCGGGGTCGAGGAATGCAGCGCCAGATCGCGGGCGTTGAAGGATTTCAGCATCCGCATCGACCGCCAGAGATTGTTCACACCGGCGCCCTGTGTGACCGGGGTGCCATCCCGCCGCAGCCGGGGCGCGTGGAACCCGCCGTCGCGCAAGAGACGTGCACGATCACAGACCTGATCCGCGTCGAGGCCCCGTTCGACAAACCCACCCGCCTCGAGGCAGAGCAGATAGTCCCGCGCGGTCTTGCGATTCACGCCGAGATCGTCGGACAGAGCCGTGATCGGCAGCCACTGATTGTCGGCGCCACGCAGCGCCGTCCAGACCAGCTGGCGGCTGTCCAGCGCGCCATCCGCCGGGCGACGGCCCGCCTTGGGTGTAGTGCTGTCGGTCATTTCAGCCCCCGGGGTTTCGGAGGCTGACCGGAGAAGAAATGCAGACCGGACGCCTGCCATTGCTTCCAGGTGATCTGTTCCAGACCCATGGTGACGGCATATTCGCGCAGCATGTCGAGGTTGACGCAGACCCGGCGCAGCGAGTGGTGCGAATCCGCCAGCAGCTGCTCCAGCACGGCGGTTTCGATTTCCACCTGCGGCACACAGCTGGGCACCAGATGGAGCACATCCTCGAAGACGGCGGGTTCGGCCGGGATCCAGTCGAGCATGCGACCATGCACCCGCTCCCAGCGCATCAGCTTGCGCGGCAGCTGTTCCTCGCCGATCAGGATGATTGACCCGTCCGAGGCCTCGTAGATGTCGCGCACGATCTGCACCAGATCCCGCTCGACCAGATAATCGGCCTCGTCGATCAGGAGCGGGCGCCTCGTGCTGCCAATCTCGGCCGCGATCTGGGTCACCATATCGGCCACCTGCCGCTCGGGTTCGATGCCCAGATCCCGCAGGATCGCCTGACACAGGGTTTTCTTCGTCCAGGTCGACTGGATCTGCACCTGATAAGCGTCAAAGACATTGGCGGCATAGGTCGCGGCGCTGGACTTGCCGTAACCGCTCGGCCCGAAGTAGCAGGCCATCCCCGGCAGGTTCGGGCGGCGGTCGACCACCCGCTGCACCAGCGTCACCATGGACATGACATTGCGCAGCAGCGCGATTCCGTTGTGGTGCCCGTTGTTCTCTGTCATTTTCTATCTGTCGACCTCTCGTTGACATTCGCTGTCGGGGGCGCGGCAACGCACCCGGCAGCACCTTCAGCGGGCGAAAATCGCCTCGCCCTGCTTTTCAAAAACCCGCATCCAGCCCCGGTATTCGGAACTCGGCCGGTATCCCCGGATGAAGACTTCATCATCGGTATCGATCTGCTCGCCCCGTTCGATCCGCGCCTCGATGTCGAGGGCACGGCGGAACCTCTGTTCCGGCGTGGTCTTCGGCGCCGGGCGGGCCTTGGGCATCGAAACCACCGCCGCCGCCGCCCGTGCCGCCTGTTCCGGCGTATAGGCGCTGACCTCGGGCTGCGACGCCCGCACGGCTTCCTGCGCCGCCTCGAGGGCGGGTGTGCTGTAAGGTGTGGCCGGGCGTTCGAAGGCGATGACCGAGGCCGCCCGCTGCCGGGCCTGCGACAGGGTCGCGGCCATGAAATCGCGCGGCCCGATCTTGCGCATCTCCTTGCGAATATCGCTCAGCATGCCCTGTTCATGGGCCTTCTGGGCGGCCTTCACCTTCATGGTGACTTCCACCGGGTCGAGACCGGCGAGCGGCGGGCAGATCGCCTCGCCAAGCCAGGTCTCGCCGTCCAGCGCGAAGACCATGGCGCGGCCGAGGTCCATCGGATCCATCCGCACCAGCACATCCTCGCCGGGTTGCCCGGCGGCGGTCTGGTAATATTCCTCTGCGATCTTGATGCCCTGTTTGGTGATCCGGCGAATGCCGTCCTTGCCCGCCACCGGGGCGAGCAGCACATCCAGCGCCGTCGGAACCGATATCTTGCGGATCTCGCCCGACCAGCTGGCCGCCTTCAGGAACGGGGTGCTGGCGCCACCGCGCAGGGCGGCATGATCGGAATGGGCATAGATGGTTTCGGCCCACTGGTCGCACCAGCCCTGAAACTCGACCAGATCGAGATCGACGTCGAACAGCTCTTCCTCGGGCATGCCGAGGCGGCGCGAGAAAGCCTTGCGGCTTTCGATCTTCTTCCGCATCGCCACATTATGCCCGATGAAACCCGGACAGACCGCCAGATCATGCTGGAAGGTCTTGATCGCGCGTTCGACATTGCCCTTGCGGGCGGGATCGAAGGCATCGCAGATGTCATGTTCGATCCGCAGCGCCTCCATCAGCCGCGAGGTGGCCTTGGCCGTGAAATCGCTGCCCTGGTCGGTCTGCACCCGGTTGGGCACGCCCCATGCCAGCAGGCATTTGCGCATCAGCGCCGCCACGGCCAGCGCCCGCGCCGAGGATGTCACCAGCACCATGGTCCGCCGCGACCAGATGTCGATGGCAAGATAAATCGAATGCCGCCGCGCGCCTTTCAGCATCACATCGGCAGGCGAGGCATCGATCTGCCACAGATCGTTCAGCCCGGCCGAGAAAGTGCTGTTGGTGGCGCTGACCTTTACCTTCGAGCGATAGCCGTCCGGGTCGCGCAGTTTCATCAGCACGTTGCGGTGCCGGTCCTCCAGCCTGCGCCGCGTCCGCTGGACGCTGCGCGTGGTCAGCGTGATCTGGTGGTGTTCGCGCAGCCAGTCGGCGAGATCATCGCCGCTGAGGAATTCGTTCTTGGCGATGGCCCCCAGCGTGGCGAGTTCGACCTGACCATCCCCGGCACTTGAAATCGCCGCCGGTCGGCCGCGCCGGTCGATGCCAAGCGCATCGGGGCCTTGAGTGCGATGGACTGCCCGCCAATTGTCGATGGTTCGCCAGCCGAGACTTGGCACGATGTCCCGCACCCAAACCGGCGCGCTGATCTCGCCTGCATTCCACAGATCTGCAAACAGCACCCGCGCATCGCGGATCGCCAGGGCCTTGTCGCGCCGGAAGGTCTCGAACATCGCCAGCACATGCAGCCTTGCATCCCGGCGTTCCCGTTCGGCACCGCTGAGCGGATCGGCCTCGCGCAGTTTCACCGCTGCGACAACCTCGGGCTGGATGACCACCGGACCAGCGGCGGCAATCAGCGCCCGCCGCGCCTCCTCGGGCAGGATTTCGATCGAATACTCCAGACCACCGCCGTGCTGGCCCTTGCGCGGTCGGCTGAGGCCGGGACGCTGCGCCCAGCCTTCGGCCCGTGCCCGCTTGTCGATGCCCCGGGCCGAGGCAGGCAGGCCCGGCAGGCCTGCGGCAGCGATTTCGGCAATGGTCATCCAGCGTCTCATGTCTCGTCTATCGTTCTGGGATTCAGGGACGCCTCAAACGGCGGCCCGATACGTCACGAGGCGGCGCGGCGGACCTTGCCAGCCGCCGTTGCCGGAATGCTCAGCGACCCGCTGTCGCCCCGGATGCGGCAATGGGCGCAAAGCCGGTTGTGGATGCCGGCGCTGTCGAAAGTGCGGCCGCAGCACATGCAGGGGCGCGGGCCGCGCTTGGCGCTGCGGTCGGCCTCGGCCTGCAGGCGCTTGGCCTCTTCGGTGGCCAGCTTGCGGGTGTCATAGGCCGCCACCGACCGTCCTCCCGGATCGACCACCCAATAGCTGTGGCCACGCGGAGATACGCGGTAGCGCGATCCGGGGGCGGCGTGGGTATCCAGCGTCATACCGGCCTCCGCAGCGCCTGCTCGGCGCGGGCGATCCCGGCCAGCACCTCCTCCAGCACCTCCAGTGCGGGGCGCGCGCCGTCACCCGAGGCAACGGGCGTCACTGACAGCCGGTCCAGCAGCTCGACCATGCGATCAACGGCATTGCTGTAGGCCTTGGTGGCGAGGTCGCGCCGATGCTGCGGCAGGCTACCGTTGCGCATCGTCTCGCGGGAAAGCAGGGCCGTCCGAAGCTGGGCGCGCAGCGCGCGGAAATCCTCCAGAGCGCTCATGTCAGCCCCCATAGGTCGCGGTCAGAAACCCAGCCAGCTCGTCCATCAGCCCGCATTCCTCGGCCGCTGCGACATGGGCCAGCAGGCGGGCGGCGGCCTCGTCATAGACCAGCGCCGCATCCTGCGCGTCGCCTGTCTCGGCCCCAAGCTCGGCCCGCGCCATATTCGCGGCCTCGTCGCGGATGGCCTCAAACAACTGGCACTTCGACAGGGGTTCGATGTGATCCTTCACGGGGTTCCTCCGAAAATGATGATGAACATGGGCAGCAGGACCGGCGTGCAGACCACCAGCGCCACCAGCGAGGCGATGCCGAGCAGGTCACCGATCCAGCAATCGTTGATGCGGTCATCCAGCGCGCGCAGGCGCTGCCAGATCGACGGGTGCGGCACACCCCGATCCAGCCGGACTGCCTTACCGGCCGGATCGGGGCGGCCTTCGCCGCGGCAGGGGCCAACCGACCCCGGCGAAAAGGGTTGAGGAGCCGCAAGCGCGGCAGCCGCGGGGCGATCATCCGCCAGCCAGAGGCGGCTGATTTCAACCTGCTGCGCAGCCATGTGGCGCGGACCGGACATCACGCGGCCTCCGATGCGGTGGCGGCATGGTGCGCCGACAATACGACCGCGAAGTCAGGCCAGCAGTAAAGCGCGTCTGCAGTCAGACCCGCGACCTTGCGCCCCCTTGCGATGCAGCGCGATACCCGCCACGCTTCACGCCAGCCCGCGCGATTGCGAAACCAGATCGTCGTGGAATGCTCCTCGATCACGTCGCAGCTGAAGTCGCCGCAGAGCAACCGCGCTTCGATTTCAGCATCAGACGCGGTGCAGGGCTGGAGATAGGGCCAGATGTCGGCATTCGGATCGCCGCCGACACCGCCCGCGCCAAGGAAAATCTGCCCCGGACAGCACGAAATGACGGGATCGCCACCGGAGAGGTAGCCAATAACAGAAGGGTCGTGGTGCGGTCCGAACATCATGCGGCATCCTTCGATTTCGGGGGGCGGGGGATATCGGTTGGCCAGGCCAGATCGGCGGGCCAATACCGGCCAAGCCAGGCCAAAACCCTCGCAGCGGTAGCCGTGCGACAATCGTGGCCGTCTTTCAGTTTTTTGAAGAAGTCGCCCTTGCCGAGGGCGCGCATCGAGATCGCGAAGTGCGTCACGCCTTGGTGCTGGGCCAGCGTGTCCGCGAGGATGATGAGGGCTTGTTTCTGTTCCATGCCCAATTATTAGCCCAATATGTCCTATAGTTTCAAGACATATTGGGCTAAGGATTGTCGATTTAGCCGAATGTGGCTAACTTGGTCTAATGGACCCGATTCTAGACGCCATAGATGAAGCACTCGCCCGCCACCGCCTCTCTGATGCGGCGGCGTCTAAACTGGCAGTGGGGAACTACGCCCTACTGAAAAACATGCGGGCAGCTAGGGGCGAGGATAAGCGCTACTCGTTTCAGGCACTGTCAAAACTCGCCGATGTACTTGGTTTAGAGTGCTACTTTGGCCCGCCGCGTGAAACCGGTACCGTTGAGCAATTGACTCTGGATGGCGCTGATTACGCTCATGTACCGCTGCACGATGCGCTGCTGGCCGCAGGTGCTGGAGTTTGCAATGGAACAGAAGAGGTCATTGACCATCTAGCCTTCCGGCGTGACTGGCTTCAAAGGATAGGCGTCTCCGCTTCGACCGCCCGGCTCGCCCGCGTTCAAGGGGATAGTATGCAGCCAAGTCTCTGGCATGGGGATATGATATTGATCGACACCCGAGCAAATGAGCCGCTGGTACGAAACCGTGATCCGCGTGACCAGCGCCGCTCACCCATCTATGCCCTGATCGACAACGGCGAGGCCCGCGTGAAGCGGATCGAACGCCCCTCCCACGATCAGATGATGCTGATCTCCGACAATACCGACTACCCGCCCGAGCTGCGGCAGGGCACAGACCTCAAGGCCATCTCCATCATCGGCAAGGTGGCCTGGTGGGGGCACACGAACAGAGACTGACCATTTTTGATGGAGTAAGTATGAGACATTCTGTTGTTTCGACCTTAATTGCCGCGACGCTGCTCGCTGCATGTAGCACTCAACTCGGTGGCGATGGTCAGCTCAGCAATGGCGAGCCGCTCTCGGTGCTGATGCAGGTGGATATGAATGCTGTCGATGCGGTGACTACGCTCGATATCGTCAGCCTCGATGGGTGGAGTTGTAAGACCGTGATCAGATCGGCTGACCAGCCCGCACAGGTCGGGGTGCGTCAGAGTTTCCCCATGAAATGTTCGGACGGGGCGACGGGAACCATCCTGATGACCCAAGACAACATCCAGAAGCGGATGCATGGTGCATTCAAACTGAGCAACGGCCGGAGTGGGCGGGTCACGTTCGATTTCAAGCCGAGCCGCTGACAGCACCGATTGTTCACGTTATGTTCCTTGCGGTAGTCGCAAGGAACACATCCATGAACAGCCCTTTAACGCCCGTTGAACCCGTATCTCCCGCCGCCCCTTGGCTGGGTGGAAAGCGCAATCTGGCCAAGCGGATCTGCGCGATCATCGACCGCACCGCCTGCACCACCTATGCCGAGCCGTTTGTTGGCATGGGCGGGATCTTCCTGCGCCGCACGACCCGGCCGCGCTGCGAGGTGATCAATGACAAGGGCCGCGAGATCGCGACCCTGTTCCGTATCCTCCAGCGGCATTATCCTCAGTTTCTTGACACGCTGCGGTTCCAGCTGACCACGCGCGCCGAGTTTAACCGGCTGGTTGACACCAACCCCGAAACGCTGACCGACCTCGAGCGCGCAGCGCGATTCCTGTATCTTCAGCGCACCGCCTTCGGCGGCAAAGTTTCCGGCCGGAATTTTGGTGTGCAGACGGATCGGCCAGCGCGATTCAATCTGACCACGCTTGAGCCGATGCTGGAGGATCTGCACAGCCGCCTCGCGGGCGTCATCATCGAATGCCTGGACTGGGCGGATTTCATCCCGCGCTACGACCGCGAGGGAACGCTGTTCTACCTCGACCCGCCCTATTGGGGCTGCGAAGGCGATTACGGCAAGGCGCTGTTCAGCCGCGCGGATTTCGGCCGGATGGCGGATGTTCTGGCCGGGCTGAAGGGCCGGTTCATCCTGTCGATCAACGACGTGCCCGAGATCCGCGAGATCTTCGGCCGCTTCCAGCTGACCGGCGTGACCACCAGCTACACCATCGGGGACAAGTCGGACCGCAGCACAGCCCGGGCCGAGTTGCTGGTGTCGAATTTCCTGATCGCCGTGAAATGACCACCTGGACAGAAATCCGCTGTTGCGGTTGCCGTCGCCTGCTGTTCAAGATGACGGCAGGCGCGCTGGCCGGGGCGGTCTCGATCAAATGCCCCCGCTGCGCATCCTTCAATCATCTGAGGCCCGAGAGCCCCCACCCGCAGCGGCCAGACCGCGCAGGAAAGGACGCCTCGTGTGGCTCTTTGTTCCCCCGGAAGACATGACGACCTTCGCGGCATCAGCCTTTGCGCCGGTGTCGGAGGCCTCGATCTCGGCATACACCTCGCAGAGCCCGGATATCGGACTGTGTGTCATGTCGAGCGAAACGGTTTCGCCGCGGCCGCTCTCGTGGCGCGGATGGCAGACAC